TATCCTCGTTGTTATCGCAATCTCCACAGGTGCGTACTTCTATATGAATAGCGTAGAACAAAAGTACCCTCACTGGGGGTGGGACAAGCACGCCGGACTCCGTTGCAAGAACAGTGACAACACTGGGTGCAATACTGCGTACGATAAAAACGGAAAGCTGGTTGAAATTGGAGGATAGATTACAATTCATCAATTGTTTGAAGTGTGTCGATATAATATATCTTTGTATCGACAAACTGTATTTTCAACAAACTATGTACAGATGCATATTACCTGATTTTAGTCCTGTTTCCGACAATTCCAACATAGTCCTGCGGGCCGCATTTGTTCACAGTACGGGCAGTGTCGCCGTACATGAGCTTACCGTACAATTTGCAGAACCTTTCGATTCCAGTCATGTACACCCCGTCATATACGCCATCTAGACACAGTGAGGTGTGTTTTCCATCTTTAGACACAACGTCGGGAGTGTCGTTGACAATGGTGTCGAGCGCTTCTCTCTTGACGAACATCACGCCTGCGTCCTTGATGCTTTTCACTTTGGCATATCCGTTTTCGTCTGGAATTCCTGCCAGAGAGAGATTATACACGGCACCGGTGTTCTCTAGAGATTCGGCGGTGTTTGCAATATTTGCCTTCACACGATCCCAGTCGATCGTGGGCATTGGGTAAATTCCAACCACAACGTCCTTGTTAGAATTTAGCGCTTTCGTGGCGAAATCTCCGGGAACTCCTGTAGAAAAGTTGATAATGTACACGCCACTGAAGTCTTTCTCTGTGTAGAGAGCTGTGAGAGCCTCGTTGGCTGTCTTGTAGAATCTCATGTCGGCCTGGAACCCATTGGGAGAAGTCATGAGCGTCATCTGAAGATTCAGGATCGAAACACATGTTTGCAGCGCCATATCCCCACGCCCTTCGGTGATGATCGCGATAATTACACGTCTCGCTGCGGTGCTCATTGTGCTACAATACGTAGATATTATTTCTTAAATTATTTAACACACTGTGTAGTGTCGATGTGATATTTTCGTATCGACAAAACACATTTACAAACATTCACTTAACATACTTCAAAAATAAGTATGTGTGCGTGCGGCAAACGAAAGACCGCTTATGGTTTCCAGTGGTTATATGTTCAAAATGTTAAATGATCACCCATATGTAACTCTCTCTAAAATATTTCCAGAGTACACATGCATTCCGCAATGTGACAGTGGGGTAGTAATATCCGCCCAAACATCACCACCCATCTTCTGCCACCTGCGACAGAACGCATAGTCTTCGGACAGGAACCTCTTTGTTTTCTCGTCAATGCTGCAAGCGAAAATGGCAATGTAATTAGCGACATTCTGCCCCTGGATGTCATTTACGGCGAAGAGTTCCTCCTTATAATACTCGTACATCTTCTCTATCATCTCGCGTTTCATCATGAGGAAACCGGTGGCAACGTCTAGAACTTTGACGAACCCGTCGATAGGAGGGTCGTTTGATATCAGGTTGATGTTGAAATCTAGGCCCATTTGGCGAATGTCCTCGGGAGCTCCATTGGCAACTTTTTCCTTTACGAGCCCCCAGTTGATGCTCTTCTTAGGGTATACAGCACTGGTACACTCTTTGTCAAAATTCAACAGACGGAGAACGGACTCGGGGTTGAAACCGATGTCCGCATCAATGAACATCATATGAGTGAAGTGAGGTTGCTGAAGGAATCTTTTCACGAGGATGTTCCTGGCACGTTCGATGAGGGATTCATTACCGACAAAGTCCATGTATATATGCACGCCACGCTGAGCACACAGAGCTTGGAGAGCAATAAGACTTGCCGCGAACGAGTTGGTCATCATGCACGCGTAACAAGGGATGCCGAGGAAGATGCTGGCCTTCTTCTGGGAAGCTTCGGGTAGCTTAGTAAACGCCACTGGTTTTGGCGTGGTTGGTTTAACCTCAGTTGGCCTGGATGCCACGACGTCTGATGGTAGCTCGATGATTTCCGTGAATGCCATTGTGTTAGTGTGCTATATCTATTTAAGTTATTTTTTGTGATGATTTTGCGCATATAACATTTGTATTAAAAATATTAACATAAAGTAAAGATGGCACCTAAACAACGATGTGTGTATCCTGCACAGGCGAAAGATCTGATTGAATACAAAGGTCTTCTTTATTACCCTCCCAAGAAAATCACGAATCACGTCTGGATAGGGTCGGAGGCCACTTCGGCAGATAAGGATTTTCTCCGCAAACACAACATAAAGTTCATCGTGAACTGTTCAGCAGACATTCCTAGATTCTCCGATATCCCGATGCTCAGAGTTCCCGTGTACGACGACCCGTCGGATGCTTCCAAGATGATAAAATATTTTGGGATTTCGAGCGTGGCGATTAGAGACGTGACTCGTTACGGAGGAAACGTCTTGGTGCATTGTCGCGCCGGTCAGAACAGAAGTTCGACGGTCGTGGCGGCGTATTTGATGACGATCAAAAAAATTGGTTATGTCGAAGCGATGAAACTGATACGTGCGAGAAAGTGTGAGACGTTTAGGCCTTCGAACTTCACATCATCGCTCAAGCAATGGGAAAAGAAACTCGTAGAAAATGGTGTTATAAAACCTAAGAAAAAAGTCAATAACACCGTCAATAACACCGTCAATAATAAGAATAATGTCAAACAAAAAAATAAGAAGTAAGTTTAATGTACGAATATAAAGTCAAGGTGACAGATGTGATAGACGGAGACACGATTGACGTTGTTATTGACCTAGGTTTTGATATTTTCACGAACAGAAGAGTCAGACTTGCTGGAATAGACACTCCGGAGTCCAGGACGACGGATTTGAACGAGAAAAAGTTCGGGATGGAAGCCAAGGAACATCTCAAACATTTATTAGGAAACGCGAGCAACATTGTAATAAAAACATTGGCGACAGACGTGAATGAGAAATATGGAAGGGTTCTCGCCAAGGTGTACACAGACTCGTCCGCGATATCAGTTAATGATTTGTTGGTGTTCCATGGATATGCATGGTCCTACGATGGTGGCACCAAGATCAAAGATTTCAACGCTTTGTTGGCCAAAAGAATGACATGATACTATCCAAGCAACATTTGTCGATACGATTATCCGCGTATCGACAAACATGCATTTTATGTACCATGACATAATACTAGGGGACAATCACCAAGAAATTATTTTTGGAGCGAGCAAGGACGCTACCTTAAGGCCGAGACCGGACAGCGCTGCGATCGCCAGCTTGTCTGAGAAAGAATCGGATACCATTCTTGCGGCGACATTCATAATGAGGAAAATAATACCGAACTTGATGAGATTAGCCACGGTAGGGACGCTGCCTCCTACGAGGAAAATCACGGCGGAATATGTCATTATCAGGAAGAATGTTTCGGTCATCGCCTGGCGACAGCATCCTATGGGGTTGAGTCTGCACCAGCTTGTGGTGTTGTTTAGGAAGTTATTCTGCAGAGGCTGGGGGATTGGCAGAGAGTATTTCTTCTCGAGGTCGTCTAAAGCCTTGTTCATTTGATATAATATAACATTATTTTATTGCGACGTGATATTAGTTTAAATTAAATGTTTATAATATAATAATTGATGTATTCTTCAAGGAATGAAAACAAAATATACGACGAGGAGTATATCCGGTTCGCCAAGGAGAATGTAAAACGTTTTCAAAATACCACCATATCCCCCACAGAAATGAGCTTTGATTTTCTGTACACGCCTCCGTCGGGAACCGTTAATATACCTCAAAAAATCGAAAAGGTAGAGGAAGTTGCGATTCCCATAAACCAGAGAAGTAGTGGCACGGCCAGCGAAGGAACGTTCGTTCAGCTCCTTTCGAGAGGCCCTCAAGACGTGTATTTGACATACAACCCGGAGATGAGTTTGTTCAAGCGCGTGTATAAAAGGTACACGAACTTCGCCGTGGAGCAGTCCGAGGAGAGGTTCTCAACGACAGTCCGGTTTGGTACAAAGAATACAATCACGGTATCTAAACGCGGAGATCTCGTTGGTTCCATGATTTTGCGGATCGTTCTCCCCAATCTAAATATTCCGGGCGGGACATGGAAAGGAACCATGGGATATAACATCATCGCGGGCACAACGTTGCGGATCGGCGATGCGAGAATTCAGTCTACCGAGGGGCTCTGGTTGGACATCGACGACAAGTTGTTTTGCCCAGATTCAAAATATGCCGGGATAAGTAAACTAGTGAAAAGAGGCGAGGAGCCGGCCACTGACCAAGAATGGGAGATGTTCGTCCCTCTCAAATTTTTTTGCTGCAAAAACACCACTTCGAAGCAACAGTTCATTCCCGTCCTCAACCTGGCCACCAATATAGACGTGTATGTTGATTTTACGTTTAAACCTCTCATTTCTCTCGTGAATCTTCCGGCTAACACACAGCTTCCGGACAATGTTACGTTGGACGCAGGGCTCATCGTCGAATACACATTTCTAGACGACGCGGAGAAGTATAGATTTGCTCAATCTCCCTTGAGTATAACATTCGACAGGGTGTACAGCATAGACAAAAATACCTACCTCACTACAACCAATGGGCAAGTCGTGAATCAATCGAGAGTTGATATCGACCTCAGAGAGTTGAACAAGCCCGTTAAATACTTCGCAATCGTCGCATATCCAGAGAATGATATAACCGGGTTCGAATATACCAATATATTCGAAAAAGGCACGTTTTATCTCAACTCTAATCAACAGTTCACCCCGAGAGCAAGTGAATATTTTTCTATCGTGCAGAAATATCAGCATTTTCGTCGTTGTGACCCTACGGATAACATTCTTGTTTACAGTTTTTCTCTAGATGCCACGTCTTTTCAGCCCACAGGATCGCTGAATTTTGCGCCATATACAAAATCTAAGCTATCGTTTGATATCGTCCCTCAGATTATACAGAAGAAAATAAAAGTGTTCGCGGCTTGCTTAAACTTCCTGGTTTTCGAGAACGGGTTGTGCAGACTGCTTTTTATATAATCACTTGTTAGACTTGCGATTCTTCCGGCAGGAGAGTTTGTCGAGGACAGTCGACTGACTTTCACGACTTTCCATGATCTTCTTCCATACTTTTGCGGCGTCTTCGCCACCGTACATCTCGCGCAATGCATTCATTACAGTTTCTTCTTTGAGACCTGGCACCTTCGTGGATTGTTTGAGAATCAGTTGCACATCCCCCGAAGCTGCTACTTCGTAATTATTCTTTGACATGAACTCCTGGATGATCGTTCCTAATTCATCCTTCTTCTGCCTGACCGCTTTGATGCTTTTAGACGCCTCTGATATTTGGTTTGTGATGTCTACATATTCTTTCACACACTCTCTGAAAAGGTCCAACTGATCTGACATCTCGTTGCTATGTTTTTATAATATTTTTATTAAGTTAATATTAACATGATAAAAATATAGAGTAATATTGCTCTTCGTGAAAATCATTCACAAATCTCTGCTCATAATATTTTGTCGACGCTTGTGGTGTTTTTTATAATATTTTTAATACACCATCAGATTTCCCAGATACTCCTGGTCGTATCCCATCAACCATGCACAGAACTTGCCTGATAGATAACCGTCATCAGTGCCGCCCGGGCAAAACTTGATCTGAGTGTGAAGATTGTTCTTTTGACGTTTGGTCAGAATTTTGGCACCACGCGCCGACTTGTGATAACAGAACGCAGGCGTATTCCAGTACGTCATAGCAATCGGCTTCGTGATGATCGCATCCTCCTCGGCTTTGTGTCCGACGGGCGCATCGCGTGGAGTCAACGTGATATTCAAGTTAGGAATGATGTTTTGTTTAGTAGGGACCTTGAACATGACACCGTCCGTGGAGTATCCGATCTTGACGATGTCGTCCTTGTCGTCGACCGGTTTGCCCGAAAGTGTCAGCTCGTTGATGGAATCGAACGCAAATCTAACCTGGTCGGGAACTACGCTATTTCCCATAAATTTGATCAATTGCTTATTTTCGTGAGAATTAGCAGCAATCTGCTTCTCCTTAAAATCACCCGTCCATTCAAATTTCTTCACTGGGATCTGATCAAATTTCGTGATGTTTCCTTTCTTTTGAGCCAACATAAACCAACGATACCGATTGTGATGCGCACCAACGTTCACGTCGTTGGAACGGCACGTCCACCACTTGGTGTCGTATCCAAGATTGTTCAGGTCAGCCACGATCACCTTGAGATTTTTGGTTTGCGCCAGCACATGCGAATTTTCGAGAAACACATACTCGGGGCTGCTCTCCTTCACCACACGACTCACTTCTGTCCACAATCCGGATGCCGCGTGGTCGAAACCGGTTCCTTTACCGGCTGTGCTGAAACCTGTGCAAGGCCATCCGGCAGTAACAATGTCTACTTTCCCATTGTACGACGTAGCATCGAATTTCGTAATGTCGCCATGGACTGGAAGTCCACGCTGACTCAAAAAAGCGGCGGCATCTTTCTCGTATTCGCAGAATGCAATTGGTTCAACATAACCACGCAGACCGTGAGTAATACCTCCGATACCGGCGAACAGTTCAAGTGCTTTGAGGACCATTGTTATTATGTCTTGAGATAAAAAAAACTATTTTTATACGCTATTGCGACGATATGTTACATTATTTTCATATCAACGTGATACTTGAACCACTCGTCTACGGATGAGAATTCGTCGGGTAGGACGATGATCTTATTACTCATCGTACCTTGCTTTGCCAGACGGTCCGCTTCGTCGTTACCTGGATCTCCAGAGTGAGCCTTCACTTTGGTAACATACACATGCCCGTTTCTATCCTTCGTCAGTTGAAGCACGAATTTGGCCAATTTGTCATACTTGGTCCGTTTCATCTTGGTCACAATATTGGAAATAGAAGTCTGGCTATCCGTGAAAACAAGTGTGTCGAGTTCGGGATCCGTCATAGCGATGCTCGTGAAAATGGCACCCAGCTCCAGGCGATTGATGTCCTTTGTTTCGTGAGCTCGTGCGCTGAAAATGCGAGCTTCTTCGTTTGCATTTCTTGATATGAACCCGATACCTCCTCTGTTCGCTGTAATAGACGCATCTGTGTATGAAATAATACGGTTTTCACGAAGAATTATTTTTTGAGGAAATCCAAGAAGAGTGTGGATAAACATGTCTATAATAACAGAAAGTCCGGGTGTTAAGTTTATATAGGCCAGTAGTCAATACAATATATCATTTGACCGCGGGGCAGTATCAAATAGCGTTTTACTTCGGCGTGAACAGCTTCTTCACATATACCTTCTTGTCCCCCTGGCGAACGTACGCACGACCCTTGGAATCTCTCAGGACCTGACGCTTTTTAGAGTTTACTTTTCCCGTGTCGGTGAAAGGACTCCTCGCCTTTCCAGAGGTTCCCTTCGCAGGGGAATCTTTCTTTCCAGACGTTGCGACCGGTGAGGATTCCTTCTTGAACTCTTTCCGGAGTCTCGGGTCAGCGTTTGGAAGGTCAAATCTTGCCATGGCGCTTCCTCTACGCCGTGCCACGGGGGAAGGAGACCTTCTCGGGGCCGATCCAAAGCGTTCGCGACCAGTCGACGAGTATCTAGGGGCGGCTTTCCCGGACATTCTAGAGGGCGACGAAGACCTCCTGGGCGACGAAGACCTCTTAGACGACGAAGACTTAGGAGAAGATCTAGGAGTCAGTGGCGACAATTGAATCAGCCCGGTGGTCGGCGACCTTGCAGCAGTAGGCGATCTTGCTGCCTGACCAGACGACGCGACATCAACGAAAACGGGTTTTCCACATTGGAAATTCTCCTTCGAGTGGAACAAGTCTTTGAAGAGTTTGCAATCCGCCGCCATCGCCTTCAGCAATCTCTCGGTTTGTGCGACGGGGGCGTTTCTTCTGACAGCATCGGCGAATACGTAGCTATTGACCCCCGGGGGTAATTTCCCAGGCGGAGGTCCGTTAACGGTAGATAGATCCGCGCTCAAATTCAAGGTCATAATCTTCTTGGCCGTTTTTTCTAGGTCAGGCAATGCCTTTTTGGATATCCCGTCGTGAGTAAAAGTTCTCGGCACGGTCGAGAAATATCTGTAGATAGACGCGAGCTTTCCGGCCGACTTCGAGTGGC